ACTGTTAAAAGTGTTACTGTTGTTAATGATAAAATCAAAGTTGAAACTAAAAATAGTATATATGAATTACAAGTAATAAATATAATAGAATAACTACAACGAGGTAGTTAATTTTAAAGGAGGAACATATGAAAAAATATTTAGGAGTTAAATTAATTGAAGCAGAAAAAATGAGTTTAGGAACGTATAATAATTTCAGGGGTTGGAGTATTCCACCAAATGAAAATCCTAAATCTTCGGGATATTTAGTAAGATACACAGACGGTTATGTTAGTTGGTCGCCAAAGAAACAATTTGAGGAAGCTTATAGAACGATTAATAATTTGACTTTTGGTTTAGCAATTGAAGCGGTTAAAAAAGGTTCTAAAATTGCAAGAAAAGGTTGGAATGGTAAAAACATGTTTGTAGTTTATCAAAAAGGTTATCCTGATGGAATATCAAGTAATAAACAAACAGCAGAAGCATGGGGAATTAACGAAGGTGATTTATTTATAGTTAGACCTTATTTGCAATTAAAAACAGCTGATGGATCACATGCAATGTGGAGTCCTTCAACAAGCGATTGTTTAGCAGAAGATTGGAAAATAGTAGAGGAGGAAAAATAATGGAAACAGTAAATTTTGTAGTAGCACCATATGCATTATTTGACACATTGAGAGCATTTGAAAATGATAGAAACAGTGAATATCAAGTAGAGTATTCAGTAACTATGGAAGATGGCAATCTAGTAGTATATGCTGAAAGAAAATATTATCCTGTACCAACGCAAGCTTGTACAGATGCAAGACCAAGATAACAAAACTACCTTCGGGTAGTATACATACGGTTTGAATACCAACAACAGCAGGCGTGCTGATGGTGACTAATAAACGCAAATTGGCGTGGAGGTATCCACATATTATAAAAATACACATTTTATAAAAACATACACTATATACTTGTAATATCACCATAAAAATCAAAGAAAGGAGCATAGGAGTAGAAACATCGGTCAGTAATAGGACCTGTTAATTTGTTAATAGGGAGTGGAAATAGGACGCTACTCCCTTATTTTTTTAAAGTAACACTTGATTAATTAAATATATTGTGATAAAATATCAATAACAAGGAGGTGTTAAAATGATAATGATTGAATTTTTAAGAAGAAAGAAAGGCTTAAATCAATCGCAGCTAGGTGAGTTAATAGGAGTTACAACTCAAACTATTAGTAATTGGGAAACTGAAAAGCTTGATCCACCCGTTAGTAGATACAAGCAATTAGCAAAAGTATTTAATTTAGAAAATTGGACTGAATTAACTAAAGAAGTATAGGAGGTAGATATGAAAAAACTGATTAAATTAGAAAATGGAAACATTAAAATGACAAGTAGAGAAATTGCGGAATGGTTTGGAAAAAGACACGCTGATGTAATGAGAGATATTAGAAGTGAAAGTGAAAGTTGTGGAATAAATATTGAATTAACCAACGCATATTTTGCACTCGTTAAATATCTTGCAGGCAATGGAGAAATGAAAAATGAATATCAATTATCTAAAAAAGGTATTTTACTAATTGGTGCTAGATATGATGCTAAATTAAGACTTGCATTAATAGAAAAAATTGAAGAATTAGAAAACAAGCCACAAAACAGACAACAATTATTAGCTTTAGCAGTTATTGAAGCAAATAATTATATTGAAGAATTAAATGAACAATTAACAATTGATAAACCATTTTCAGACTTTGCCAAAGCAATTGCTAATTCAAGTGATAGTATTCCTGTTGGATCATTTGCTAAAATGCTTAAAAACGATGGTATTAAATTAGGAAGAAACAAATTGTTTGAATGGTTAAGAGATAATGATTATTTAATTAAAAAAGGTAGAGAAAAAAATAATGCTAAACAAAGATATGTTGAACAAGGTTTATTTGAAATAAAAGAAAGTGTTGTTCATACTGTTAAAGGTGATTTAATGACAACTACAACTTTAATGACAGGTAAAGGACAAATGTATTTCTTAGATAAGTTAGGCGATAAAAATGGCAAGTATTAATTGGATAAAAATTTCTACTGATATATTTAATGATGAAAAAATATTAATAATTGAATCTTTACCAGAAGCTGATGCAATTATTGTTATTTGGTTTAAGCTTTTAGTATTAACCGGTAGAACTAATTCATCAGGTGTTTTAATTATGAATAATAGAATTGCTTACACCGAAGATATGTTAGCAACTATATTTAGAAAGAAAAAAGCTGTAATTCAATTAGCATTAAAAACATTTGAAAAATTAGGTATGATAGAAATAATAAACAATGCAATAACGATTCCTAATTGGGAAAAACATCAAAATATAGATGGATTAGATAAAATTAAAGAACAAAGAAGAGTGAGAGCACAGGCTTATAGAGATAAACAGAAGTTATTATTAAATAGTAACGTTACGCATAACGTTGACGTAACGGATAGTAACGCAACAGAAGAAGAAGAAGAAAAAGAGAAAGAAAAGGATAAAGAAAAAGATAAAGAACTTAAAAAGAATTTAAATCATATAATCGTGGAAGACATAATTTCACATCTGAATTTAAAAACAAATAAAAGTTATAAATCTACAACTAAAAAAACTAAAGATTTAATTCAAGCAAGATTAAATGAAGAATTTACAGTTGATGATTTTAAAAAAGTAATAGATATCAAATGCAGAGATTGGTTACATGATAACAAAATGAATAAATTTCTAAGACCAGAAACATTATTCAGTAATAAATTTGAAGGATATTTAAATCAACAAAATGCAAGTAGCAAATCAATGGATGATCTCAAACAAGAATTTGATGATGAATGGGGCAATTTTATAAGAAAGGTTGAAGAAAATGAAAGCCAATGAATTTTCTAATATTATGAAATTAATAACAGTATTCTTCCCGAAGTTTCAAGAAAACATAAATGACGATTTTAAAAAGCAAATTTGGTATGAAGTTTTAGGTGATTTGGATTACACAGTTACTCAAATAGCACTTAAAAAATTGTTATCAAGTTGTAGATATATGCCGACAGTTGCAGAAATTAGACAAGCAGTAAGTGAATTAAACAATCCTAACACGTTAATGAGTGGTGCAGAAGCATGGGGAGAAGTTACAAGGGCAATATCAAGACATGGATCATATGCAGAGAAAGAAGCTTTAAATTCTATGAGTGATGGTGTTGCATTGTTAATTAAACGAATGGGTTGGAAAGATATTTGTATGAGCGAAAACATTATGGCAGACAGAGCACATTTTATAAAATTATGGAGTGAACAGCAAACTAAAGATAGAAATTATGGTGCATTGCCAAATGAAGTTAAACAATTTATTGAAAATAAAAAAGAAAAACAAAAATTATTAAGTGAAACTAATGAAAAAGAAATGATGAAAAAATTGATAAAAGCAGTAGGGATAAAAGAATAGGAGGAGAACATGACGAAATTACAATCAGTATTAAAAGATCACACAGAATTAACAGAAAAAGAAGTTATGAATAACTGTCCTAATCACTTTAGAATGGAACCAGAAGCAGATTTTAAAACATTATTAATTTATGTAGTAAGTAAAAAAATTTATGGCTGTAGAGGGATCAGCTGCGAGGAGTGTTGGAATAGTGAGGTGGAAAATGAATGATTATATGTTATTTTCAGCTTTAACAATAAGTGGTTTAGCAACATTGATATTAGTTAGCGGTATTAGAATTTTAATAATAGATAAATGGGGTGAATGATGTATGCATTATATAAAGGTGAAATCATACTTGCTACCGGTACAATTTATCAAATAGCTGAAAAAATGAATATTAAAGCAAGAACAGTATTGTTTTATGGAACGAAAAGTTATTTAAAAAGAGCATCGGGCAAAGGTGATAACAATAGAGTGCTGGTGAAAATATGAAAAATGCAGAAGATATAAATATATATAACAATGCAATAGTATATGAGCGAAAGCATGGTAATAATTTGAAATATATAGCGTATTTGCAAGAAAAGTTGAGGAAGTTGGTAAAAATAAAGAATTAAAATATCAAAATAGTATTCCCTATGAAGTGTAGACAGACTTTAAGGGAGTAAGAGAGTAAATACTCGTTGGAGAAATAAAAACCGTTAGAATTAGAATGAGGAGGGAAAATATGAAAACTGAACAGATGGTACAACAGGAAAATATAGATGAATTAATTAGATTGCAAAAAGAAAATCCAGATGCTAGAATTATGTGTTTTGTAAGCGAAGAATGCAATAATGGTGATTTTAGTTATATGTCTGCAAATTTTGGCAAACCAAGGTTAGAAAATATGGCTTTAATAAATAATTATTGGTTAGATGATGAAGAAGAAATTAAAGAAAATATTGCTTGTGATATTGACGAAGAATTTGATTCAATTTCTAGAAAAGAATTTGAAGAAATGGTTGAAAAAAAATTCGAAGAAATTATCGAAGAAATTATCGTAATTTATATTGAAAGTTATTAAAAAAATATGAAAAGAGGTTAAACAATGAAAAATTATTATAAAGAATTTATGAAAGATAATAATTTGAAAGAAGAAAGTAAAATTTTAATAAAAAGTGGTGAACACAAAGGTGAAAAAGTATCGGTAAGTAACTGCTGTATGATTATATTAGGAGCGACTAATTCAAGTAAATTTGACGAATTGGAAGAACTTAAATTAGAAAACTTAATTATGAGGGGTAAAGTTGAATTTGAGAAAGTGACTAATTATGAAGAAATAAGATTTGCTGAAGCATTGGATAGAATGAAAAACGAAGAAAAAACGTTTATAGAATTTGCAAACGAGAAAAAGTTTGAAATTGAATTATCGTTAGAATATGCCGGAAGAATAAATTTTGATACCGAAATATTAAATATAATTCAGAGAACGGAAATGATGGATAAATATCTTAAAATAACTGATGCATTAAATCATCAATTTTATAAGGAGTGTGAAAATGAATAACAAAGAATGGTTGTTATTTGTTTAATAAAGTGTTATAATGTGGTAAGGAGGTGTTAAAATGTTAAACACTAAAGAAGTAAGCGAATTGTTAAAAGTGCATCAAAACACGTTGTATAAAATGATTAAGGAAGGACTTCCAAGTTATAAAATTGGTAATACTAGACGATATGACGAAAAGGAGGTGCTTCAATGGATCAAAGAGAACAAGTAGAAATTTGGAAAGATGTTAAAGGATATGAGGATTATTATCAAGTTAGTAATTTAGGCAGAGTTAAAAGTTTAGATAGAATGATTGATAATGGGAAAGGAAAATATAAAAAAACAGGTAGAATTTTAAAACAATCTAATACAACAACAGGATATAAAAAAGTTGAATTAAGTGTAAACGCACATAAAAAATCTAAAAAAGTTCACAGATTAGTATTAGAATCTTTTAATGAAGTTCATTTAAAAAAAAGAAATATTTGTAATCATATTGACAATAACCCTCATAATAATAATATTAATAACTTAGAATGGTGTACTCAAAAAGAAAATATTGAACATGCTTATAAAATTGGTGCTATACCAACATTAAATTTTGAAAAGAAAATTCTTGAAGAAATGTATATAAATAAAAAAATATCGTTAAATGATATTGCAAAAAAATTAAATTCTAATGAAACAACGATAAAAAGATATTTGAAATTATATGGTGTTAAAATGAGAAGTATATCAGAAGCTCGAAGTTTGAAATATGGTATAAAAGCAAAAGAAGTAAAAGAAATGTTGAAAACAAAAACACAATTGGAAATAGCAAATGAATACGGTTGCAATCCAACAACTATATCACACGCTATAAAAAGATTTAAAAAGAATGGAGAGTGGTTAAAATAAACTCATGTAATTTAATTGGAAGATTGGTAAAAGATCCTGAATTAAAATATATACCAGGAAGTGGAACAGCAGTTTCAAAATTTACTTTAGCAGTAGATCGTGGACTATCAAAAGCTAAGAAAAAAGAATTAGAAGATCAGGGAAAGCCTACAGCTGATTTTATAAGAATAATAGTATGGGGGAAGCAAGCTGAAAATTGTGCTAATTATCTTGCGAAAGGTAGACTTGTAGCAGTTAATGGATCTATTAGAACAAGCAACTCAAAAGATGAAAGCGGTAAAGTTAATTATTATACAGATGTAAATGCTTATAATGTTGAATTTTTAGAATGGGGAGATAAGAAAGAAAAAAAATCAAATTCCAAATATGATGATGACATCAATCCAAATAATTTTAGTTCAGTTGAAGATGATGACGACATACCATTCTAATTATTAAGAAATAAAAAGTGTTATGTTCTATTTAAAAATATAGTAAAGTTGTTTATATTCCAAAAGTATGGTATAATAAAACGAAAGGGGTGTTATTATGTCAAAAATGATTGAATTAAAAAGAGAATTGCCTGTTACTACTTCGTTAGTAGTAGCAAAGGGGATAGGAAGAACTCACAAATCTGTAATACAACTTGTTAGAAAGTATGAAAAAGATTTAAAAACGTTTGGAACTTTAGCATTTGAAATGCGAAAGTCAGCAGGTCGACCACTAGAATTTGTTTACTTAAATGAAGCACAAGTATATTTTTTATTAACTCTAATGAGAAACAATAAAATTATAACTGAATTTAAAAAACAACTTATAACTGAATTTGTGAGAATGAAAAAAACTTTAATAAACTTACAAGTAACTAGAAAAAGTAATGAATGGAAAGAAAACCGAGTTGACGGTAAAAAAATAAGAAAAGAAACTACTGATGTTATTCAAGAGTTTGTAAAATATGCAACTAAGCAAGGAAGTAACAATGCAATAAGATACTATTCAAATATAACTAGAATGGAAAACAGAGCTTTATTCATATTAGAACAGAAATTTCCGAATGTTAGAGAAGTATTAAACAACAGACAACTTTCAACTATTAAAACAGCTGATAATATAGTTGTTGAAGCATTGCAAGAAGGAATGGAAAGAGAATTAAATTATAAAGATATATATAAATTAGCAAAAGATAGAGTTGAAAGATTAGCAGAATTAATTAAACCAACTCTAGTAATGAATTTTGATGAAGTAAAATTAATTGAAAATAAAGGAGAATAAATGAAAATAGTATTATTAGATGAAAAATGTTTACCATACAGAAAACACGATACAGACGCAGGGTTAGACTTAAAAATTAGAAAAGGGTTTAGAATACAGCCACACACAACATTAATCATTCCGTCAGGTATTAAAGTTGCGTTACACGAGGGAACTTATGGAACTATTAAACCTAGAAGCAGCGTATTTAGACAGGGTATTCAAATATCAGGAGTGATCGATGAAAATTATACAGGTGAAGTCGGCATTATGGTGCATAATATGACTAACAAGGTTAAAATATTTGAACAGTACGATCGTATAGCACAGATGATAATAATGGAGTACAGAAAAGAAACATTTGAAGTGGTAGACAAGTTAAATGAAACAGAACGGGGCGATGGTGGTTTTGGGAGTACAGGGAGGTAAAAATGGCTTATACAATTAAAAGTCAAAAAGTATCAGATATGACTATAAAAGATATGATTGAGAATATTAAAGAAGCATTGAAATTTGATGACATGGAGTATTTAAAAGTAACAGTAGGGATATTAATTGAAAGGTTAGAGAAGGAAAAATTATGAGAAAATTAAAAGGTGTAATTAAAGTAGAGTGCGAGCATACTTTTGAATTTGATTTAGATATGCTTAAAGACAGTCATTATAATTTAGATGACAAAGAAATATTAAGAGAACAAATAATTAAGGCTATTGAGCAAATTGGAATAGAGGGTATAGTTGGATATAATTTTGAAAAAGAAGAATATGATACTGATGATTTAGAAATTAAAATTATAGAGGAGGAGAAATGAGAATAACAGCAGAACAGATTTATGATTTAGCAGGGTTAAAAGTAGGAGATAAAATTAATGTTAAAGGAAAAAAAGATAATCCTTTTACAGTAGATGAATACGATTTAAAAAGTGCAAGAAAATTTCCATACTCAATTGGTTTATTAACAATCGACTTTGAAAAGGTTGAGAGTAAGATATGGAATATTAAAGATATAAAAAGAGGTAATAAATATTATTATATTATTAATGGATTACAAATACGCGAAGGAATATTTTCACATTTTAGTAATGAAGAATGGTTAATTGAAAATGGAATTATTTTTAAAAAAGAAAAATATGCAGAAAAATACCTTGAAAAGTTGATTGAATTTAATGAGAATTATAAGAAGGAGTGTGAGTGATGAACGGATATTCTATAACACAATTTGGATATAAGCAAAAGCCTATTAATATACAACATAGTGGAGGTTTTGTTAGATTAGAACATTTAGAAAGTAAAATAGTAGTTACTAAATATAATAAAATTCAAGCAATTGCTTTAAATAATGCAAAAGATGAAATTGAACAATTAGTTAAAATTTGGGAAAATTTATAAGAAGGGGTGTGATTAAATGATACATTGGATACTATGCAAATTAGGAATACACGAGTTTGAAGAACACAGCAAGAAATACGTTAGTTGTAAGCATTGTGGTTATACTGTGCCAAAGTGGTGGGTTAGATGAAAAAGTATATTTGTTGGGGCGGTTCAGTTATAGCAAAAGATGGCGATAAACATTTTATAAGCGCAAGTAAATTATGTATATTATTTAATGTAGCATCATCTGAATCTATATTAATCAATTCTAAGTATGATATATCATTAAAATTACGCGGTTTGAATCAATCTGATTTTATACATTTACACCCTGATCCAATCGGTAAATATAAAGTAGGTGAATAGATGAAAAAAATACTTTTGATTATATTAGTAATTTCAATTATGGCTTATGGTTGTGTTGCAAATGAGAATGATAAAATAGTAACCTATAAATATAAGCTGATTAATGTTAAAGATAATAAAATTGAAATGCAAGATGAACAAATAAAATTACAAGAAAAAATTATACAGGATCATGTTGAAAGTGAAAAGCTACAAAATGAAATTATTGAAAAAGATGAAGAAATTATTAGAAGATTAGAAGAAAAAATAATAGAGATCCAGGAAGAAAGAAATTTATTGATTAAAAAGTTGTTGGAGGGATAAATGAAAGAAATTAAAATAACATTAACAAGAACACACCCAAGCTTGAATGATTGGACAAATTGGCATTGGGCCAAGAAATCAAAAGTAAAAAAATCATTTGAAGATGAAATAGGTTGGCTGGTTGGAAAGTATGGAGAACCTAAATTAACTAATTGCGATGTGAAGATCATTTATACTTTTAAATCAAAACGCAGAAGGGATAAAGATAATTACACACCTAAATTCATAATGGATGGCCTGGTTAAATCAGGAATATTAAACGATGATAACGATAATGAAATATATTTGAATTGGTTGATTCAGCAAGGCCCGGAAGAAAAAACAGAAATATTTATAAATTTAAGACAATAAAAAAACAAGGCCTAAACCCTGTTTTTTTTATGTGCTGTTTTCTTTCTATAACTCTTAATACCTTCCTGCAATACCATAATTAGCAAGAATAATAAACTTGATAGTGTAAATGGTATTAAGAACTTAAATAAGAATATACTTAATATTTCTAACATTGTATTCTCTCCTCTCCAAACTTAATATATTGGTCGCTATTTTCTTCAACAAAATCTTTTATTTTTAAAAATTGTTCTTTATTCAATTCAAAATACCTTGTCATTTCTTTAAATGTTTTCCCTTTATGATAATGCAAATATGCGAATCTCTCTAGTTCTGATTTAGTCCATTCTTGTTTTTGATCTTTTAATATTATTGGTGTCATCATCTGATCCTTCCTTTGGCTCTCCTATTTTTTTCTTGCATGTCTAAACTAAAAATTTTCAATTCTTTTTCTGATTTTTTATATTTTGGTGTTTGTATACTACCTTCGTGTAAAGGTGAAGATTTTGCAGTAACTCCTTGCAGGTGCATTGTGAAGCGCTCAATTTCAGCTTGTGCTTTTACTTTTAATTCTTCTCTAGTCATTGATGATCTCCTTAGTCAACTCTGAAATATCCTATTTTCTCATAATCTTTCACTATTTCACTTAAAGCGGAGTTTGTTACTCTTGCAATAGCTTTCAATACTTCAAGACTTGGCGTTCTTTTTTTATTCAGGATCATTGTCACAAGTGCTGCTGATGTTCCTAAAAGATTAGCTGTTTTTGATCTGCTTCCTCCGTTCAATTGTACTAATTGTTCTAATGTCATTATAGCACCTCTCTTTTATTGTCTAATATTTCGTCTAAATTCATGTAAAAAGCTAAAAGTTCAAGGCTTATTGATTCTAATAACTCATGAGCTTTTTTAAATTCTTTTGCATCTATTGCAGCAGCAGCTTCTTTTTTAGAAGCAACTGCTTTATTATAATGATTACAAATAAACCGATATTCGCTAACTGATGTTATATTAAAACTTTGAACCAATCTTTTTTGTGCTTTTTCCATTTTGCCTTGAACCTCTAGTTCTAATTCAAAAACTTCTTTTTTAAGTTTATTATTTTTCATTTTGAACCTCCTTTTCAATTTTAAATTTCCCTTTTTGCTCTAACTATACTATCGCCTTCTTCAACTTGATAACAGTATAACAATTTATCTTTTATCTGTGTTCTAAGTCTATCCAAAGCATCGTGATTGTTAAAACTTTTGTATAAATAAAAAACATGATCCTTAGTTTCTACTAGATAGTTATTTTTCATTTTGCACCTCTCTTGTAGATCTTAATAGTGGGGCCATTGAATAGTGACCGATTGGATAACAAAATTCATCTTCTAAAACGTTAATTTTCTTTCTTATAATTTCTCCATCGCTTAGATCTTTTAACGTTATCATTTTAGCAGTTTTTTTAATTACTTCATATCTCCAAATTGCGTTATGATCGCATATTGAAAACATAAAGTATTTTTTACCTATTTCAAATTTTTTCATTTTATTTTCTCCCTTCACTCCCTGGTTAAAACTTTGCAATATATAAGCCAGCGTTGGGTTCTAGCAGTAGTTTATATATTTTCTCGTTTTAATGTATTTTATAATTCCATTCCATCTAGCATTTCATTTGCTACCTGTGAATAAAAAGACCATACTAAGAAACATTTAAAATCATTAGAATTTCTTTCACAGACTATCAATTCAGGAACTTCTAACTCTGTTTCTTCTACTGATACATCAAGCCATTCGTTTAATTCTTTTGCATGCTCATTATAAAAATTTTCGGCATCTTTAACATTTATAACACTTTTAGCTACTGTTAATCTATTAGCTATCAATCCTATATCATTAGATGTTTTATTTAATTCATTTCTAATTTCTTTTCTTGCTGTCATTTTTAACATCTCCTTTAAATCGGGTTTTATAGGTTAACCCGTAACCTGTATAATTTATCTGTTAGCCCAATAACCGTGAATATATATATTGTCGCTGTATCTTTTATAGTAGTTTTCTAATCTCTTAGTATATTTTGCTCTAGCTTTTTCAATTACTTTATTTATTTCTTCTACCATTTCATCTGTTAAAGGTGTTGCTCCTTTTCTTACTTCATCAGGATAAAAATGAGCTATTCCTTTTATTAGTTCGCTTCCGTCATAGTGATTGATCAAGTATAAGTTAGTTGGATCTTTAATTAATTGTGGGAAATTGTGTTCTTGAGCTGTCATAAAAGTTTCTTTATTATTTGTTGGTGCTTCGCATTCATCATTATAATAAATGTCTTTAGTGATTGATGGTTTCTTGTCGCATGCTGCAATGAATAAATTATCAATTTTGATATACTCTGTGCTTTTGATGCAGAAGTTAACCATTTTTTCACTCCATACTTTGCTTAATTCTTCTCTTAACCCTACCAATTCATTATTTTTTTTCATTTTTAACACTCTCCTTTAAACCAGGGTTTGAGGTTAACCCTAAACCTGTTATTCATTAAATGTTTAATATAGTATCTAATTTTAATGTGTCATAATATGGATAGCATGTACAGAAATCATTGTAAGCATCTTCCTTTTCGTCTGTTGTTGAATAACCGTTGTAAATATTCTCTAAATTTTTAAGTGCTTGTTCAAACGTTGTCATTTTATTCATCTCCTTTATACTTTATAAACATTGTAAAAATTCATTTCTTCTATCATTTCAATTCCTCTTGGCTTTCTTATTGATTCACCTAAACTATTTACAAATTGTACCGCTTGTGTTCGTACTCCGTTTGCTATATATTTGTAACCGTTTTCGTAAACTTCAACATCCCATTGTAATTCATCGCAACTTGTAAAATTGTTGTTTCTGTTTCTAGCTTTTTTAAATTTCGGTTGTTCTCTTAATACATTTATGTTCCACATTAGGAAATCTTTAAAAGCTTTCAATTCTTCACTTGTCATATCTCTTGATAATTTTTTCATTTTTAACTTCCTTCCTATTCGGTTGTCCCTTCGTCCCTTGGCACACTCTTATTATACCGCTGACTTAACACCTTGTCAAGAAAAAACTTAACATATTTTTAAGTATTACAAAACAATTGAGTTTACTCACTCTTTGTATCACTTGAATGTATTAAAATAACTTTATTGATAAATTAATAGATAAACTTAAATTAATGTTAGAAATAATCAAGTAAAAAGATTTAAAATAAATAAAACGTTGATATTAGAACGTTTGTCTAGCTTTTATAGTGAATTTGTGGTATAATATAGGAAATAAAGAGGGTGATTAAATGAATGATAAAATAAAATTTAAAAATTATGAATTAATTGCAGCAGAATTAAACAAGTTTGATATAGAAGAAATAAATGAAGCTTTAAACTTAAAATATATGTTAGAGCATGCAATGCAGCATGACATACCTTTTATAAATAATGAAACTTGTATAAGCAGAAAAGATATATTGATATTAAAAACAATCATAAAGGGTGATTAAATGGAAATTAAAGAAATAAATATTTTAGGTGAAAAATATACAATAGATGAAAGTAAAGAATTAGAAAATAAAGATGGCCAATGTGATTGGACTACAAAAGAAATAAAAATATGTAATACATTGTTAATAGGTGGTGAAGGAAAGTTAAAGAACCTAGAACTATATAAAAATTCAGTAATAAGACATGAGATCATTCACGCAATATTACATGAATCAGGAATAGATACAATAAATCATATGCATAACGAAGAAACAATAGATTGGATAGCAAGAATATTTCCTAAAATGTTAAAGATATTTAAAGAACTAGATGTTGAAAATTAATAAGTTGCTATAACTTAACATAGAAGAGATTAAAACAAAGGAGGTAACAGCATGAAGAAAAAATTAACAAATAAACAGAAAATGTTTTGTAAAGAATACTTAAAAGACTTAAACGCAACACAAGCAGCAATTCGTGCTGGGTACTCAAAGAAAACGGCTGAAGTTATCGGTTTTGAAAACTTAAGGAAACCTAAGATTAACGAACAAATACAAAAAGAAATGGATAAACGTTCGGAAAGAATAAAAATAAATGCAGATGATGTTTTAGAAGGAATATTAAAAGTAAGAGATAATGCGATGCAAGTTACAGATATAATGGAATCAAACGAAAAAGGGGAACGCGTTAAAATTGCCGAAGATATGATTGATAGAAACGCAGCATTGAAAGCATCTGAATTATTAGGGAAACATTTAAAGTTATTTACTGATAAAATAGAACTAAATGGAACGCTGGAAGTAAAAGACAATTTGACTGATAAAGAACTAGCTGAAAAAATAAAATTGCTCCAAAGCAAAATTAAAGGGTGATAAAATGAATCTAACTAATTTAAGTAGAAAAGAACAAATAGAATATCTTGAATTGTTAGAAGAAAAAGCAAGACGTCAAAGGAATTTTAAAGAATTTGCATCAGAAGAAATACATATTATAAATAAGAACGGTGAAAGAATTTTGTTTAATGAAAATGAGATTCAAAAAAAAATAAATAAGAAGATAGAAGAACTACAAGCGAAAGGGATACCGCCGCGAATAATTGTTTTGAAAGCGCGACAGGAAGGGGTATCAACTAATGAACAAGCAAGAATGATGTATAAAGTGGCTAATACAGAAAATAGAAATGCTTTAATAGTGGCCCATGATTCAAAAGCGGTAGCGAGTATATTTTCAAAAGCTAAATACATGTATGACAACTTAAAACATAAACCACTTAAAAAAGCATCCAATTCAACTGAACTTGTATTGTCAGAACCTTCAAACTTTAAAGGATCAGGCAGAGTGTTAAACTCAAAGATAGTTGTTCAAGTTGCATCAGGAAATGGAATTGCAAGAGGTGACACATTTCATTATATGCATTTATCAGAGTTCGCATTTTGGGAAGGTAAAGAGAACAACAGCCCTAAAAGACAGCTTGCAGGTGCATTGGCATCAGTACCGCGAATAGTTGACTCATGGGTAGTAATAGAAAGCACAGCAAATGGTTTCAATGATTTCAAAGAGTTATGGGATAATGCAACAGATGGAAATAGCGAATGGACACCGATGTTTTTCGCTTGGCATGACTTCAAAGAGTATGAACAGCAATTTCATTCAGAAGAAGAAAAAGAAAATTTCATCAAGTCACTATCTGAATACGAATTGTTTTTAAAAAACGATTTACATTTAAAGATAGAAAAGATTAATTGGTGGCACTTCAAATATAGAGAGCTTGACGAAGACATTGACATGATGAAACAAGAATTTCCATCAACACCGGATGAAGCATTTATTGCATCAGGCCGCAGCTTCTTTGATACTCAAATAATTATAAATAGAATTGAACAATTAAGAAACATAAAAGAAAACAGATGCAGCATAGAATTTGAATATAAGAATCAGATGATCTTAGACAACACTATTACATTAGACAAAAAGAAATTTGGTTCGCTTGTAATGTATAAAGACGTTGAAAGAGGCGTACCGTACATACTAGCAGCAGACACAGCGGGCGATGGTTCAGATATGAACGTAGCTTATGTAATCGATAACGTAACCGGTGAAGATATAGCATATTTTGAAGTTGACAATGACGAAGTGTTATTTGCAAAACAGATGTATGCGGTAGGTAGATATTATAATAATGCTCTTGTAGCTCCTGAAATTAATTTCTCAACGTTTCCACTGTTAGAGATACAAAGATTAGGGTATGATAATATATATGTTAGGGAGAGATCACCAGACAGCTTCACAGGTAAATTGATGGATAAACTAGGTGTTCAAACAAATAAACTTACAAGGCCCGAAATGTTAGGACTGCTTAAAAAAGAAGTTGAAGAAAATCCTTATAAATTTAAAAGTAAGAAGTTCTTTGATGAAGCATTAACATTTATTAAGAATGCTAAAGCAAGACCAGAGGCGCAAGCAGGAAAGCATGACGATCATATAATGGCCAGAGCAATTGCTATTTTTACAAGGCCGCAGCAATCAACGCGTAAAACTTTGGGACAAATAGAAATAAACTTTGATAAGTTAAGTGATGATAGAATAGAAGATTATTATAATTGCAAAGAAAGCATGAGAGGCGAATTAATTAAGCATTGGAAGATGGAGGGAATAATATGAGTAATGCGAATAAGAAAGTTAAGAGAAGCTATGACAAAATTAACAAAGAGAATCTTGAAGTAAAAAAAATGAATTTCTTCTTAAGAACTGACTTGCAAGAAAGCAGAGAGAAAGAAAGAGGTTTGCAGATGATTATATACAATCTAATGAAAGCACAAGAACTTGCAGAAATTTCCCTTGATATGGTAGACATGGGAGAATTAGACATCATAGCAAGCAAAGGCAAAGCGAATGTTAAAATAGGCAAATCGTTATGGGTAACAGAAAATGAAATTTAGGAGGCTGGCACAGATGGCGAAAGCAAAGATAATCGGAGATAAAGAATCTTTTCAAGCATTAGAACGTATTAGCAAGTATCAAGGTAGATTTGAATCCGCCTGGTCCTCTCATAATATGAGTGAAAAAGACGAATTAGAAAAGATATTTCAAGGTAATAGAGAAGTATTTAGAAATGTAAATAGTACATCAAAAGCTAAAACAAAGCTTGCTAACAATGTATATAATATTGCTTATGAAATATTAGAAAGCAAAGTTGATAATGTTGTACCGCTTCCAGAAGTTAAATCAAAATTTAGAGGTTGGAACGATCAAGCTAAAATGGTAGAGAACTACATTAAACATTTAATTGATGAAAGCGATCTCGATTCAATAACTGATTCGAATGAAAGGACAACATATGTACAAGGCTATTCAATCATTGAAACAATTTGGAACCCGGACAAAAAGCATCATTTAAGACTTGGAGAGATTGAATTCAGGAAAGTACATCCTAAACAATTTATACCGCAGCCGGAAGTATATAGCATTGAAGATATGGACTACTTTTTCATAGCAATGCCGGTATCAAGAGAATATTTAGAAAAAAGATATGGCGTTAAGCTAGAAGATGCAACAGAGAAATACCCATCACTGAACAATATAAACTCGAAAAACGGTAGTAAATCAAATCAATCTAAAATATTAACTGAAATCACTTGTTATTATAAAGATGAAGACGGGGACGTTGGCCGCTATGTATATGTAAATGATACAGAATTAGAAGACTTAGAGAAATTTTATTATCGTAGAGGTAAAGTGTGTGGCAGTTGCGGGGAGCCAATGAATGCAACAGATGAATTATGCACTTCATGCGGAGGAAAACCAATTGATCAGATACAAGAATTTGAAATAACAACTGAAGACATGAAACTTGAACCTATAGTATATGAAAAAACTGTAAAGAACATTGTTATTGATGATAACGGAAAGAAAACAATCAATGAAGAAGTTGAAGAAGTTATTGAAGAAAGAATTGTGCCAAAGGGAACTAAAATTCCATACTTTGCACCTACAACATACCCGGTATCAATAAGAATAAATACACCAAAAGAGTTTTGTTTTGGAGGATTTAGCGATATTTCAGTAATCATGGACCAACAAGACAGCATTAAGAAAGTTTCATCTAAAATGGAAGAAACAATGCTAAAGAGTGGCTCTATAGTAACAGTACCGGACGGAATAAATGCAAAGATTAATAATGAGAGTTTTCAAATAATTAAAGGGAAAGTACAATTAATTAGTAAAATTGAGGTAAAGAATCTAAAAGCAGACATATCACAAGACACTGAATTTATAGAATTTCAGAAAAGAAATGCAAAGGATCAAATCGGTGTTACTGACAGTTTTCAAGGTCAAGCAGATACTACAGCACAATCAGGAAGGGCAAAATTAGCGCAGATACAACAAACAGAAGGAAGGCTAGCTTCTAGTCACTTAAACAAATATATAGCTTATAGACGTATGTTTTGGAGTTGCTTCGAGTTAATGCTAGCGATGTATGACGAAACAAGACCATTCATAATGACTGCACCAGATGGAAATGACGATTGGGGAGAATTTAATAAATATGAATTCTTAATGCAAGATAAAGCAGGCGAATGGTTTTACAATACTGATTTTATTATATCGGCAACACAAGGAAATCAATTACCTTCTGATAAACTTTGGATATTTGAGCAATCAATCGCGATGGCTTCAGCTGGTATTATTGATAAAAAGCAACTATTCCAAATATTAGAGAGTTTAAATTATCCGCAAGCATCGCATATATTAAAACAATTTAAGGATCAAGACGAATCAAACGAATTACAAGACGTAATGTTAATATTAGAAATGTTAAAAAGCATGCCGCCAGAAGAAATGCAAGCGTTCTTAGACATGCCGCCAGAACAACAACTCGATGCAATCGGTGATATAACTAATATAGAAAATGAAATGTAATGCTCGCAGAGAAAGCGCAAAAATCTCAAATAATAAAACAGGAGGTGAAAGACATGATGAAAGGTTATAAAATTTCAAACGCTGGTAGTCAAGAAGCTAAAGCTATTAATAAGCCTAACAAAAGTGGTAAAGGTACTGTTGAAAAAGGTGGAGATTTAAGAGCTAAAGCATCTAATGTTGGATTTAATAAGAAATCTAAATAGTATATGAAAAAGGAAGTGTAATTATGAAAAGCGCAAAAATGGTAAGTGTCGCTAACTTACAAAGCGAAAAAATGGCAGAGGCCGCTGAAATGCCGGCATTTAATTTACAACTTTTCAACGATGACGTTGAACCTAGTGTTGAAACTGATGAAGTGATAAATGAGCCGAACGAACTTAATGAACCAGGAACTGAACTAAATGATGATGATTCTGGTAGAAATTTTGAAAAAGATAAAGCATATGCAGAAATGCGAAGAAATGCAGAACAATTCAAAAAACAAAATGAACAAATGAATAGTTGGTTCAAAGATCAATACGGTGATGAATTTGGAGTAAATGATTTTGAAAGCTTCACAAAACAAATAAGTGAACAAAGAGCAAGAGAAAAAATGGAATCAATTAAAGAAAGAATTGCTGAAGGAGTCGACACAACCAGCGATTTAGAACAATTGATTAAAGAATCACCAATATTCAAACAAACTTTATCAGAATTAGAACAATTTAAAAACGCTAGTGCCGAAACAGTAGCAAAGCAACGTGAAAAAGAAGAAATCAATAATTTGAATAAAGAATATGGACTTGAACTTAAAAGCTATGAAGATGTAAAGAACTTACCGAACGCAGAAAAAATATTTAAATATGCAGCTGAATCGGGTTTAAGTGTATCGGAAGCGTACTTTTTAGCAAATAAAGAGGCCATATTGAAAGACGGAGCCGAAAAAGTAAAACAAGACACTATCAATAAGATAGCAGGTAAGAACCATATTAAACAAACTGCTAACGGTGGTGGAAGTACAAATATTTCAGCTCCATTATCAGATCAAGAACTTTCAGAATATAGAATTATTATGAAAGATAAAACAGGTAAACCATATTCAGACGCTTTATATAGAGAATATGCTTCATTATCAAGAAGCGGTAAAACTCCAAGTATAAAGGCATTGATTAAAAAGTATAAATAAAGGAGGCAACAATGTTTAGAATAGTAGGAAGATTGGCAGCAGGATCAGAGCCATATAAATATTTACCAGGCACAGATGCAGAAACATTTACAAGAGGTGAAGCTTTAGTTATGTCAGGTGGAGCATTAACAAAGTGTGGTGCAACAGTAACACCGCAATATATTTGTAATGAAGATGTAGCAGCAGCAACACCAGCAAAACAAAATATTTCAGTATCTGTAATCAGAGAAACTGATGAAATTGAAGTAATTGCAACTGAAGCAATAGCTCAATCAGTAGTAGGATCAGTAGTAACATTACATACTGACGGTTTAAAAGTAACAGCAACAACAACTAGTGGCGTATTTAGAGTAAAGAACACAGACGGCTTGACACCATCAACAGTTGTCGGCGTATTCGAACAATAGGAGGTAGTTAAATGATTATATCAATTTCAAACGGAGTAATGGATTCAGCATATGGTAAGTCAGCAGAACCAATTAAAATGTTTATAGAAAGTAAAAATGAAGCGTGGGAAGAAAAATCAATGATCCCTAAAATCTTCTCAATGGAAACTTCAAGCAATTTTGCAGAGAAGTTCACTTATGAAACAACTATTGGAAACTTTGAAATAGTTGGAGAAAATGGAAACTATCCAGAAGCAGATTATCAAGAAGGTTATGACAAAGTAATCTATCCTCAAGAATTTAAGAGAAAGTTCTCAATCTCTCAAACTTTAATGGAAGATGGAAAAGCTGGATCAGTTGGTAAAAAAGAAGGTGGGAAGCTTGTTGATGCATGGCATAGAACAAGAGAATTGTTCGGAAGTACATTATTAACTAATGGTATTGCTACAACAATGACTTTCGGTAAGAAAACAGGGTTAGACATTGCATGTGCAGACGGTAAAGCATTATTTGCAACAGATCACCCATCAGTAAATGGTAAAACTTCAGCGCAATCTAACTTGTATAATTTAGAGTTTTCTTATGAGAACTTAACAATCATGGAAACTGCAATGCAGAACGTTAAAGATGATGACGGTAACAAGCTTAATTTACAGCCTGATACAATTATTATCCCTAATGATCCTAGAATCAAAGCGAAAGTATTTGAAGTGTTAGGAGCAGACTACAAACCAGGAACAGGCGATAATGATTCTTCTTATAACTATGGAAGATGGAATATTATTGTTTGGACTTTCTTAGGATCACCATCAGGAATGACAGCAGGTAAATCATGGTTTATGATTCAAGATTCAGAATGGAATGAAAATTATGCAGGTTTAGTATGGATAGATAGAATTGATTTAACTATCAAATCAGAAATTGATGCAGACACAGACGCTAATATTTGGAGAGGTAGAGGAAGATATGGCGCAGCTCCTAATGATTGGAGATGTATGTTTGCAGGTATTCCTGGACTAGGTACAACAGTATAGAAGGGAGTTGAAAAATGAGTTATACAACACATAACGCAGTAAAAGGAAATAACTTCTTTACTCATGTAATTACAGCAGCAGAAGTAACAGCGACTAAAGTTGAGCTAGATGTAATTGATGATTTAGGGATATCAGGTTTTTCTGATGATTTAGAAATAAACGGTTATGTAGTACAAATATTTGACCAAACTACTAATGTAGGTAGATTGGTTACAGATTATGACGTAACAGCTAGTGGCACAGTATTGACAATCGCAAAAGGTGGAACTTACGCACTTGTTGAAGGCGATGTTATTACAGGAATGGTTTATTAATAAAACGAGGGTAGAAATACCCTCTTTTTTTAAAGAAGGAGCAGATGATATGATAAAACTTTCGGATATGGATTTTAAAACTGAAAGAGATCTATTGAAAATGTTAGTTATAGAACAAACTAAAATTACTGATTTGTTAAAAGAATTAATTGAAAAAGATGAAATTCAACCTGAAAAAGTTGAAGATAAAAAAGAAAAATCATTTGAAGAAATGAGTTATTTTGAATTGAAAGATTATACTAAAGCATTACCAACAAAAGACAGACCTGTTGGTTGGAACACACTTAAAAAAGAAGTATTAAGAGCACATCTAATAGAATTGAGAGGTGAGTAATGAGAGCATTGAATGGTTTTTTAAGATTAAGTAAAACAATACCAGCGGTAGCAGTAAGTACAACTACTATTGTTTTAACAGATGATTATGATATAACCGGGTTACCCATTGCAATAGAAGTAATGAGCGGAAACATTTTAATTGCAAGCGGCGAAAGCCCTACAACTTACGGTAATAAAATGGCCGCTGGTGATTATAGAGAATTTAATGCAGGATCTAAAACTGTTGGCAACGAATTAAGAATAATACAAGACGGAGGGGCGGCAGTAATTCAAATCTGGGTTTACGAGGGCGTGTAATATGGCTAGTATAATTAAACACCTTGACGGAAAAGGAACAACATATGTAAACGGTAAACCACAAGGCACAGTCTTTGGTGCTGATATGGTTATAGCACAAGAGAAAGCTCAAATATCTGGTAAATGGGATATGGGACTCAATCTAAGAGCACCTTTGCCAACTATTGTTGGTACCGGATATATGAAAGTACAAGAAAATGAAAGCACTTTTGAAATTGGAACCGGAACAGATGCAAACGGATCATTTAAGTTAATATCAAAAACACGTGTTAGATATGAACCAGGTGCTCCTATATTTGCAAAATTTACCGCTGCATTTCCTAAAATAGAAGATTCAAACGGTGATTATACATGCGGAATGGGACTTGGCGATTATTCAGAAGGTTGGTTTTTAGCTCAAAGGCGTAGAAATAACGTTTTAGAATATGGTTTTATATTATTAAGAGGTGGAATTGAAGAATGGTTTGATTACAACGGTGAATTACCGGAAAATATGAACAATTTGATAATATATCGCTTAGAAGCCGGATATTTAGGCGTTGCTCCAACGAATTTATATTGGAGAGATACAGTTAATGAAGTATTTAAAAGATTTCATAGGCAAACTTATGCACAAAGAGTTACTTCAGTGAAAAAACCTGATTTACCGGTAAGTTCTTTTGTTAGAAATGAAGGAAATACTACTAATATAACATTATTAAATGGTAGTTTTGAAGCTGGTACAATCAATGGTGGAACTACAATAGATCCTAATGCTAGAATAGAAACTTATGAACGCTCATTTACTGCAACAAGCGGAACCAATCAAACTATATTTTCGTTCAAGAATCCATTAGTTGTTGAAATGTACGATTATTTTGATATTAATGCAATTCCTACAACTAGAGAATTCAATAATTCAATTAATAGTCAACTATTGCAAATAGCATTTGAAGGAATTGGAGCTAATAAGCTAGTAGATATAAACTTATACGCCATTCCTATTGATGATGTTACAAGCGGAACCTATACACCGGTTCGACTTGGTTTTTCTGTATTATCTGTGAGTGATGATGCAGTAGTAGATTTTACTAATGCTAGGAAATTAAGCAGTTTTGTTTTAAATTTTCCGAAAAATATTAGTTTTTTAGATCTGTTACATCCAGGAGAAGTTGCAATTTTTGTATATTCGACAACATCAACTAATTTTGATTTTAAAGCATTTATGAAATTTCAAGATTTATTTTAAGGAGTGATACGATGTGCGAACATGAAAATAATAGAATTATAGAAACAACCGGAACTCATTTTATTAAGCAATGTTTAGATTGTGGATATAAATGGAAAGAGCTTAAAATAGAAAAGAAAAAAACTTTTTTCGATAAATTGTTAGGTAGGTGATTAAATGTTGCTAAGAGAAGCAAAAACTAAAGTAATAAAATTAATAAGAGAGTATTCGAATGCTGGTAATGTAATTGCACCTAGTAAAAATTTAGATTATACACTACCAATGAATACTTACTTTGATACAGCACAGAAGTTAGTAGCAACTAAGAAAAAGATAAACGCAAAAGAAAACATTGTTCAAAATTCAATTGATAATTTGTTAGGATATCAATTTTCGACTAATGAACACAAGACAGAAGATCTAAATTATTCAGCAATAGGAGCAAAAGCATATTACTTTGAAGTATCAAGTGATTCAACAATTTATATAGAAGAAGAAACCGCACCAGGTGTATGGACTATATTAGATACCATTGTACACGTCAACACGAGCGGTGTGGGTTTTAAAAGTTATAAAGGTCTAATTGTAGCAAGTGATGCAGAAAACAGTATACGATTAAGATTTAGTGGATCATTTTACTATTCTTTCAGATATATGGCATTGTTTGAGGAGAATTTCCCAAGTGTGGATCTAATACCTAATTATCAACCGTACCAGGAACACAAATTGAAGTCAACATTTTATCAAATTGATAAAGTTATTTTTTCAGAAGATGATACAGAATTATACAATGCTGATTATAAATTTTCAGAAAGTGAAAACTCTAATGTAATTTTATTTAGATATGATTTAAAAGGTGAATTTGAAGTATATTACTACAAATATCCCGATGATGTACCTAATGATGATACTAATCCTAATCTATATGATGATACTTATAGCTTTGAAATAGACATAGAAGCAATTGAAATAATGATAATGTATGTATGTTATTTAGTTAAGAGTGATGAAGATCCATATATAGCAGGACTATTTAGAGAAGAATTTTATCAATTGTTAAATGATTTCGACAATTCAGGAGTAACAGGCGTTGAAACAGTTGCCGATTCTTATGGTTGGGTGTAAATTATGGCTATTAGAAATAGAGCAAGACCGGTACAAAAGAAAATAAAAAGATTGCAGCAGTTTGGTGGACTTGATTTATCTTCGACTTTCAGTCAAATAGATGACAATAGGTTCACGGATTTACAAAATATGGTACTAGATGATAGAGGGGCCATTGATAAAAGATTCGGATACAAAGAATATTTAGATAAATCTTCAATACCTGGTAAAGTAAATGGAATGTTTAAATTCAATAAAATATCAGGATCAGAAATATTGTTCGTATTTGGAAAAGAAATTTGGAAACAAGTAGGCGCAACTCTAACAGGACCATTATATACATTCACAAACGAATTAAAAGTAAGAGGATTTGCTTTTAATGACAAGTTTTATTTTTTAAATGGTGAAGAATACGTTGAATATGATGGAACAGATGCGAAGTTAGTATCTGAAATTGCATATGTACCAACAGTAACAATAAACGCACCGCCAGCAGGCGGAGGAACACCATTTGAACAAACTAATATGATGACACCAAAGTTTAAACAAACGTGGGTTGCTGATGGAGCAGCAAGTTTATTCCAATTTGATGGGCTAGATGATTCAGGAACTCCTATACCATTAGATGCTGCTGAAGTTGTGGTTACAATAAACTTATCAACAACACTTGTGGAAACTGTGGATTTTACCGTTAATAGAACCAATGCAACTATCGACTTTTCAGGTGGATCAGCTCCATATGGAGTACCAACTGATGAAGATTTAGTTGAAGCACAAGCAGAAAGAACAGAATCAGGTAATACAGAAAAAATCAATAAGATGACTATATTTCATGTGTTTGGTGGAGCAAATGATACAAGAGTGTTCTTAGCAGGCAATCCAGATATTCCTAATGTAGATTACAGAAGTGGAATAGATGATGCAACTTATATTCCGGTTAACAACTTTGATGCAGTAGGGGACAAATCAGATCCAATACTAGGATATGCAACTCAATATACAACACAAGTTGTATTTAAACACAGAGAAATATATGTTGCTGCATTAGAATACGATTCAACAACAGGAATTTTCTTATTAAAAAGAAAACCGGTTACCTACAATGTCTTATTTTCAGCTACTGATAGTATAGAAATAATAGACAACTCACCTACCTTTGTTACTGAAAAAGGTATATATAAATATGTAGGTGGCACAGGTGTAAAGGATGAAAGAAATATTAAACATATTTCTGATAGAATAGATAGAAATTTTGATATAATTGGTAGACAAGGAATATTACAATCTGGTGAACTAGATAAATATATTGCAATTGATTATGATCAAAAATATATGTTATTCAATCCTGAACTTGAAATTGCATGGGTATATGATTACAGGTACTTAGATAATAAAGGTGTCGGAGAATGGTTTATATGGACCAACATGCCATTCAATTGTGTTAAATTGATAGATGGATTGATTTATTTAGGAAGTAAAACAGATAATAAAGTTTATGTTTTTGATAATCAATTATATAATGACAATGAGGCTGCAATAGATGCTTATATGGATACTAAGCTATTTACATTCGACACATATACTAGTCTGAAATTAATAGACAAAATATTTTATACTTTAAAATCAGAGGTTAGCACATCAGCAACATTATTTATAAGAACAGATGTTAATGACAACTTGTTTTCTGAAATAGAAACAGGATCAGCATCATTATTAACTTATGGAGAGAGTTTCACATATGGAGAAGATTTCACATATGGTGCAAATATATTCCCGATAGTTATCACAGAAAAAATAAGAATTAAAAAAGCTAATTTTTTACAAGTGAGATTAAAAAATGATGTTCTTGATGAAAAAATGGGTATAATCTCGATCGATTTAAAATTCAATTATCAAAGAGAGGTGAAATAATGGCTAAAAAAACAATTAGCAAAATAACGAGTTTTATTTTCAATCATATAGATCAAGTTAGAGATTATGGTAAAGTTGCTTCTGATTATACTGAAATACAAAGTAATTTTGATTCAAGAGCAGAAGCTAATCAAGAGGATAGAAATAATTTAATCGATGTTTTGCAATCAGAAACTGTAAATGATGCAGGGGCTAACGCTATTGGAACAGAAGGTACATTTGGTACTAATAACGTAGGCGATGAAATAAAAGCTATTAAAGTGGTAACAGATAGTAAAGCACCATTAAGCGATACTTACACTAAATCAGAAGTTGACGGAAAAGACACAATATTACAAAATCAAATCACAAGTAATGACGGTGATATTTTAAATTTACAAAGCGGTAAAGCTGATAAAGCAGATACTTATACCGAAACAGAGGTTGATACTTTACTAGATGCAAAGGCTGATAAAACAAATGTATTGGAATTAGACAATACAGATGCTTTCACACCTACTGCGGACTATCACCCAGCAACTAAAAAGTTTGTTGATGATACTGCATTTGATGGTGTTGGTGATAACAGTATAACTGATATAAAAATGGCTACTGATTATAAATTAGGTGGGCTTAGTAATCTTAATACTACTGAAAAAAGCTCATATACCGGTGCTATTAATGAAGTTGTAGGGAATGTTAGTGATTTAGAAACAGTAAACACAGACAAATTATTTTTAAGTGTTAGAGGGGGCAGATACAATGGCTAAAACATATTCAGATCAAGTTTATTCAGGAACATTGACAACTTCAAGTGCAACAGTAGCAACGATTGCAGCAAGTACAACTTTTATCATGAAAGGTTTTTGCATATCTAATGCAAATGCAGCTGATAAGAAAGCAGAATTATTAATAGATGATATAAGAATTTTACCTTATGTTACTCCTATACCAACAGGTGATAGTTTAATAAGAAGTGATTTAAATATTCCTGTTGAAACTACTAAAACTATAAAAGTTAAAGGTGAAGTTGCATCAGATATGGATTTTTACATCTGGGGAGTTAATGAGGTGATTAGCTAATGGAAGGTTTACTTACTAATAATCTTTTAAGTAAAAGCGATATATTCAATAAAAGTGGTGGAAGTAATATAAAAAGTATTCAAAATGGTGTCGCAGTTTTAAATAATGAAACGCTTGATATTGCTATATCAAAAATTGATTTAGAAAAAAGTATTATATTAATTAGTTTTAACGGGGTGGAGTCTTATAATTTTAAAGCAAATAATATTTTAGTTGAAGCTTTTTTTACAAATGCAGAAACATTAACTTTACAAAGAAACGTAAGCACTTATTCAGTAAAAGTTTCGTGGCAAGTTATTGAGTACGTTAATGTGAAATCATTACAAACTGGGTTATATATATTTGATGCGACAGATAATTTAATACAAAATATAGCAATTTCTGCTGTTGATATATCCAAAG